AAAGTCGCCGGACCGCGTTTTCCTTGATCGCCTCGCGGACGACCAGGATCCCATTTATTGATATTGTGATCTCCTCCGACTTTGTAGTCAAGTATGCGTACCCGATATCCTCCGGGAAGTAAAGGAGGGCCGGGAAACTGTTCAAGCCCTCGACCGAATACTCCCCGACCCTATGATCCCGGATATCGACGAGGGAGATCCCGTCGGTTGTCTCCGTCTCGATCTGCGTCAAGTATGTATCGAGATTGTCCTTTACGTGATCCTTTAGTCCGTCGAGGATCGCCTCCTCCGGTCTCTCAATTGCCATTCCGAGCACTCCTCGAGAGCCGGTCGAGCTCGTCCTGGAGCGTAACGTCGACGAGCCGCTCGGCCTCTCCTGATTTTAGATACTCCCCGAGCCCTGGGCCCAACCAGGGTTTAGCCGGGATCGTGACTTGCTTCGCGAATACGGGGTTCCCGCCCTCGTCGAAAAACCGGAGGACCTTCGCGTTTACCGGCCGGATCACTCCTCCGTATTCGTGGATTGCCCCATACTTTACCGACGGAGCAATGAAGATTGACACCGGCCCGATGAAAACATAATGGAGCCCCTGGGCCAAGTGTCCCGATCTCCGGTTTAGCACCTGGCCGCGGAGCTTCTCTCTCTGGACATACGAGATCGCTCGCTCCCCTACTCGAGAGAGGATCCTCCGGCGGATCCGGAGCATATCGGCCTCGAGATCCTCGAGCGCCCGGTATGCGGAGCGGTCGGATATCTTGACCCCGTAAGCTACGCCGCCCATGTTACCAGATTATGCCGGCGCGATCCGTCGCGACATAGAGCTCGAGGACCTCTTTCGCAAACTTTGGGAGAGCCTCGTCGACGTCAAAGGTCGCGCTCCCGCCGGCGATCGTAACCGCCGACGTTTTGAATAGCTTCTCCTTTTCGGTTTTCCAAAGGGCCCCGCATGTCATGAGGGCCGCCTCGCGGAGATCCTCCGGGAGGAGCTCCCCGTCGTCCGACGTGAGCTCATAGCCGGCCGTGTATACGACCTTTACCGATTGCGGGCCCTCGGTGAATACGTCGTCCTCGATCCGGACGACTCCCTCTTTCGAGTAGATTATGATTTTATCCGCGGCGATTTTCGAGCTCGCCGGATACTCCCGATCGATGTCGACATAGACCTCGATCTCCGAGGTCGTCGATATAATCGGGAATTGAGGGAGGAGGATCGTCGAGGATCCATCCCCGTCGAGGTATTCGGTATGCTCCGCCTCGACGAGCGTCCGCTCTGTATAGGTATTGAAAAACCTCCCGACCGCGTCGATTATGCCCTCGAGCTTTGCGTCGTAACTATCGTCGCTTATAAAGTCGTCGGTCTGAGTGTCCGCAAGGAACACCTTCAAAGTATCCAGTGAAACCAGAGCGACCTCGCTGTTAATTGCCATTTATTCGGCCCCCTTTGTATAAAAGAACTTACCGGCCGTACTGACATTATAGTTGCACGATTCGCATAGTCCCGGATAGTCCCCCTGGTTGTGTGCCTCGATCAATTTGATTCGGTCCGGATTCGCGAGGATCTTCCCGATCGGATCCTCGAGAGCGTTCCCCCAGGAGGTTGAAAAATCGAAGTCGTGAGCACACCGGATCACCTGGCAATTAGGAGCGATCGTGATCCCCTCGAGATAATCACACGGGATCCGCTCCTCGTCCTCCATGCCGGGGACCGCGCCGAAATACTCGCCGAATTGATTCTCGCATTTATACCCGATCCGGAGGATCCCCGGAAAGTCTCGCCATAGGTCCAGGAACTCCGACTCGCCGCCGGCGTTCTCTCTCCACACAAGATAGTTGACCTCCCGATATTTCGTCCGCTCCCTGATCTCCTGATACTTGCTCTTGATATTGCGGACCGTCTCCTCGAAGTCGAGGCCGGTCGTATGTTCATAATTGTCTTTATTGCTTCCGTTGAATGAAAAAATCAGAGTATCCACTCGAGGGACGTAATCGAACCCGCGGCCGTTCATTGTGATCGAGACCGGCGGGCCCTGGAGCTTTTCGATTATGTTGAAATACTCCCGCTTGTTCGGGAGGGAGTTTACGTCCCCGGTCGAGTTGATAAAGATTTTTGAGATGCCCGGCCAGGAATTGACGCGGGCCCAAAGTAGCCGGAACGTGTCGACCGACATTGTCTCCTTTTTCTTTTGCCATACCGGGCACGTTTTACACTTCGCGCCGCATTCCGTTGTAATGCTGATTTTTACCGTCATTGCTTCGCTCTCCTTTTCTTGACGTAATTATATATCTCGTAGTCGGCCGGATTCTCCTCCCGGATCCGCTCGAGTAGATTCTGATCGTCGATTCTATAACACGGGATAAAAACCCCGTCCTCCGGATCGAACTCTCCGGCGACCCGCCGGCGCTCGTAGGTCTCCGGGACCCCCAGGAAACGAAAGAGCTCCGGGAGGTCCTGGTCGAGCTCCTCGGTGAGGAGGACGAGCTCGCAATCCTCGAGGACCTCGATCACCGCCTCGACCGTCGCGGGGATTTTCCAATACGTCGAGCACCATATCACCATTCGGCTATATCGGCCGCCGGCCAGGTTCACCCCGTCCCGCTTGCCGGCCTCGTACCACTCGAGAAAGGATCCCGAGTATCCTCGAGCGCAAGCATGATTATATCCGGACGTCAACCAGGCCGCGGGATCCCTCCAGATTGTGATCATCGATCCGGATCCGCCCGGTCTCATATTATGGCCCATTTCAAAAACGAGGGAGCTCCCAGGGGCCGGCTCTCGGTGCATATCGAGATCCCGGAATCCGTCGACGTGTTTTGACAAGTGTCGAGCGATCGTTGATCCGCCGGTTTTGATTATGTGTAGAAAGCGGATCGGATACTCGATCACCTGGTCCTCCCTATTCCGCCGGCGCGGTCCACTCTTGCCCGGACGCCTCGGCCAGGATCTCGCACAATTTGATCGCCGACTTTCTCCAGGTGAAGTTATTCCGGATATGATACGAGCCCTTGTACCCTTTCAAGAGGGCCTCCTCGTACCCGTAGTATATTTGACGCATCCGTTGTGTGATAGACTTCACCGACGCACAAGCGACGGGCCCCTGGTGAGCGAGCTCGAGCTCCTCGCCGTCGACGCTCTTTTTCCGGACCGCCCTCATGGGGATCGTTTTCCATTTCGCCGGATAGGACCATTCCTTTTTCATAAAGTCGACCGGCCCGGACCAGGGAGTATACACACACGGGAGCCCGGTCGCTTGCCCCTCGCATAACGTGAGCCCCCATCCCTCGCCCATCGACGGGAGGAGGAAAGCGTGAGACTTGTTGTAAAGGTTGACGAGCTCGTCGTCCGGGAGCCGGCGTGTATCGATGATCGCGCCGAACATCCATTTCGTAGACTCTGGCTCGCTCTCTTTCGTCGTTTTCATTATGAGCCTGGTATTCTCGATCACCTCTTGCGGCTCGGTCGCGATCCACTCCTCCCAAGCCTGACAAACGAGCTCGAAACCTTTCCGGGGATTCGAGGCCCCGACCCATAAAAAGTTGAAGTGTTTATTACCTGGCATTTTTCGGTAATAGGTCCCGGATCCCGGAGCGATCTCGCAAAGGACGCCGGCGTCGCGAGCGACATACTGATAAACCGCGGGATCCACTCCCTCCGGACATACCGCGATCGGTTTGTCGGTGTAGTTCTGAAATAGCCGGCGGTTGTGTTCGCAAGGAACGATAATGAAATCGGCGAGGTTGATCGGCTCGATCCAGTCTTTCGGGATTGTCCCCATTTCGTACATAGTGAAAAGGACATTGAAACGGCCAGGGACCGGCTTGTATCCGGGAGGGACTACGATATCCAGGACGACCGGAGCCTTGAAAGGATCGTCGACGATCTCGACGTCCGGGAGACCCTCGCTCCACTTTTTCATATTCCCGTTATGGACCGAGTATCCTTTCCCGTTTCCCCATCGATTCCAATCGCTCATCCATGCAATTTTCATTTTGAGATACTCCCCTTTTCAAAACAAAAAAGGACGAGCGCCGGCTCGCTCGTCCTCTCGATATAGCCTCCATGCGCCGGAGGAGTGCAACCGCGGCCGTTTAGCTCGCGGCCGTAACAATCCTTGTGTAGTACTCGTTGAGCCCGTGAGCATAGGCCCACCTCGTAAAGAGTAGGTACTGCGTCGAGTTGGACCTCGACAGCGAGTACGGGTCGACGAATAGGTTCACGTTCGTCATACGCTCCCCGACTATAAACCCGCGAAGGTCCCCGAACACAATAAACCCGGTTGCCGCCGCGCTTGTTTGCGGCGCTTCCTCTGGCAAGAGGAACGGATACCCCCACGCCTGGTGAGGCGCTCCCGCGACCATCGACTCGATGAAATATGGCCGGTTGTTTCCGTCCTGGAGTCCGTAGACATAATCCCAGGTCGGGACCCGGTGAGCGTACCACTTCGCCGCGGCGAGCCGGCGGGTCCTGATATTACGGATCGCGGTCCTCATGTTGGACTCGAGGAGCTCGGAGAAAGCGGTCGAGCCGCTCGAGAATACGACGCTCGTCCCAGCCGAAAGGAAAACACCGGAGACAGGGTCCCCGGTCCCGATGAATACGGTCGAGTCGACTTTCTGGCCGACGGCCTCGAAAAACTGGCCGGCCAGGAGACCCGCGATCCCGCCGGGGACCGAGGAGTCGTCGATGAGCTCGTTAGACACTTTGGTGTATGCGTCCATCCTTTTAGGAGTGAGCGTGATCGACGCAAAGGTCGCGGAGGTCTCGGTCGCGTCGCTCGCCTCGTCGGTGTAATTCACCTGGACCTTGAAATCCTCCCGGCTCATGGTCATAGAGTCCGACTGCATCGGGATTGTAGTCACATTCGGGAGAGCGAGAGAGACCTCCCGGATGTACGAAAGGATCGCCTCGCGCTCCTCGGTCGGAGTTGTGTATCCGCCGAGAGCGTCGGTCCCCTCGACCATTTGCGCTTTCTGTTGAGGCGACATTCCAGGATTGAATTGACTCGCCTTGAGAAGCTGATCGACCATCCATTTGCAAACCAGGTCCGCGGAGTCGGGATCCGCTTTCGCGAGTTTCTGGAGACCCGGATGAATCCGGCCGTCATTAGTCAACGTGCCGCGGGCCCTCTTGAGCGAGTAGCCTTTATACATTCCCGCCTCGACGACTTTCACCTGGCCGGCGTAGGCTCCGGCGTTCGGATCGGGATCCCCGCCCGGTAGAGCGGCCGCTTTCGCGAGGCCGGTTTCGCCTTTCTTTTGCTCGAGGAGTTTCGCCTCGTATTTTTCTTTCGCCTCTTTTTCGGCCTTTTCCCGCGCCTCGTCCTCGATCGCCTCGAGTAGCTGTTTGTTGAGCTCCTCGAGCTCGGCGGGATCCTCGGTTTTGCTGATAAGCTGTTTCAGCAATTCGATTTTGTTCACTGTTTTTCCCCTTGATTGAGATACACATCGGCAAGGGATAGGATCCGCCGCTTTTCCGCGCTCTCGCCTTTAGGCTCCGGCTTACTTCGCTTTGATTCGTTCCGGCCGATGATTGACTCCATGATAGGAAACTCGAGCCCCTTTTGACAAGCCCCCTCGAGGGCCCTCTGGATTGTCGCGTTCGCGTTCGCCGGGACCGACACCGCGGACACCTCCAGGAGCTCGAACTCTGTATAGACCGCGATCCCCTCGTCGGTATATTCCCGCTTTACCGGGATGAATCCGATCGAGAAGCTGTTCATAAATCCGCCCTCATATAGACTCTTGATCTCCTGGGCGAATGGCGTCGGCGCGAACTCGATGTCGAGCTCGAGCGATCGCGGCTTTACCTGGCCGGCGACGGCCTTTCCGATCGGCGGCCTGGTCCAGTGATCGTGCGCGAACAGGATCACCGGATTGTATTTGAGATAAAAATCCAGGTTGTTTACTCCGGAGGGCTCGACGATCTCCTCGTCCCGGTCGACGTCCGAGGTCGACGCGGTGATCCGGAAAATATCCTCCTCTTGTTGCTTGATCTGGATCCCGTTCAACGAGCGGATCTCCATGATCCCGAGCTTTTCGTCAATCCCTCGCTGTATTGCGGCCGCGGCCTGGTCGTTCACTTTTTCGTCTATGGTCCCTTTTTTCGTTTTCACCGTTTACTCCTCATCGTATATCGGCTCGAATGTGCATCGACAATTGATCACTTCCTCCGCCGCCGCGTTCGGATCATGCGGAAAGCGGATCGTGTTTCCCTTCTGAGTAACGAACGACTCACCGATCGGAGTCGTTTTCCCGTCTAGGTCCTGGTGAGTGTCCCGGACCCGATCGTCTCGAGACGAGATCCACCGGATCCCCTTTGCTCCGGTCTCCTCCACCGAGGACCATCGACCTTGAGAGAAAGCGGATCCGATCTCGGTCCTGGCAATAGTCCGGGCCCGCTTCTGGATATCCTTCATTTTCTGGCCCATGCGATCGATAATCCGGGACTCGAGCTCCGCCTCGCCGACTCCCTCCGCGAGCCCCTCGAGGAGCGTTTTCCGGAGAGCCTCGATCACTTCGCGCTTTGCGGTGTCGTTGATCTCGAGGACCTTGATCAATTTCTCGGCGAGCACCTGGGCGGCCGCGGGATTCTCCAGGAGCACCGGCGAGCCGGCGACCGAAAGGACCCCGGCCTCGAGCGCCGCGAGGATATGTTTCTCCAGGGCAGCCTTGAGAGCCTCGTCATCGAACGCGGTGAGGATCTCGTCCTCCGGGATCTCCTCGAACTCTTTCGTCACCGTGGAGACGGCCCCTTTTGCCAGGATCTTGTACAGCTTTTGAGTCACGTTGAAAAAGTATCGTCTCACGTCGGAGGTTGCTCTCCCCATGATCGGGAGTAGCTTTTGCATAAGCTCATTCCACTTTTTCGCCCGGATCCCTTTCGCGAGCTCGTCCTCGTCGATGATCTCCGCGGTTACTTCGCGCATAGGGAGCTCGACCGCTTTCGTCTCCCCGTCCGGTAGTGTCAACATGAGCGAGGGCCCGAATACCGTCGGCT